GCCATGAAGACGGGTTCAGCTAGGGTCATTGCGCTGCGCCTCCTGTGATCCACTTCAAGTGCGGGCAAGCGTAATCATCGCACCCATCTAAAAGCTCGCCCTGCACAAATTTAGCGCCGCATATCCTTTCAAATCTTCCGCTTGGGGTTTGACCTAATGCGATCAACTCTTCTTCAATCAAAGACAGGCAATCCTTAGCATCACAATCATAATTTGCAGCGTCAGGGTTTTCGTCTACTTCTTTGCACAAAAAAGAATTTACATTAATCCCAGTTTTTTTTGACATCTCCAGCGCACAAACTTTTACGGGAGCATCATGGGTTTCAATCATAAAAAGAAGCTTTTTTCTGGCTTTCCATAAATGCGATAAATCATATACCACTGGTCGGTTATGGATGACATTATATTTTGGCCGTTTTGATTTTATAAAGCTCTTTTCAATTTCTAAAGCCTCCACCCTTGTGTCGAACCAATCAATTTCAATTTTCTTCACCTTCTTGAACCAATGCTTATCTATGGAATGCTGCGTGGTTCTAAACGCAGGGTTGTTTGAAATACCTATATACAATATTTCTCCATCACCTGATTTGTGTGTGTAAACGGCGGTCGCATCATCAATCATTAAATTGCTCCAATTTTTCATCTATAGCCCGACGCAATTTAATTAAATGAAACTTATTGCTATCTTGAACAATCGAGCAGATGAGGTTGTGAACAACTCTGCCCGTCAGCTCGACAACGCAATTTTCTCCGTTGTAAACTGATATAAGCATTTCGTCAGCTAAGGGGTTACTTGGCTGGTAGAATTTTGCCCCCTGCCACAAGTTTCGCTTCCCTCGAAACGTGTGCCATTCGCCACCGTCCTTGTCCCTCAAAACAGAAACACTTGCCGTTGATTTGTTGCCGTTCTCAAATGGCGAATACAAGTTTATAGTCATCACATCCACCCCATGCTTACAGCGCCGATCCAGCCCAGCACCGACGCAGCAATCGCTGCGGCGATGATGACGTCTTGCGTCAACTTGGTCATCACTCTTCCTCCTCTTCATTGCGCCAGTCGAAGTCATCTTCGTCTTGGCATTCTGGGCAGCGCACCGTTGTCCACGCATCGCTGTCCGGCGTGTTGACGAAACTCGGCAGATCGATGAAGCCGGTTCCGTCACAAGTCGTGCAGATCATTTGTAAACATCCGCGTTAATGCTCCACAGCACTAAGGTTGCGCGCTGCTGGCCTGCACGCTGGTTTACGTGCGCTCGGCATATCTCGCCGCGTGAGTGCATGTTTTCCAGGTGCTGTGACAGCTTGCGCGGCTCAACGCCAACGACTTCGGCGATGTCTGCCGTTTCGCAGTAGGTGACGTCATCGCTCTGCAGCATCGAAAGGATCTTCCGCTGGACGTCAGCCCAATCAATCGGCTTAGGCTCCTCGGTGGGCGCTTGTACGGCCTCTGCTGGCACTTCATTCGCCGTACCCAGAACGTCACGCGCAGCGCGGCGCTCCTGAACGTAGGCGGCAACCCACGGCGTGCGATGGCGCTGATCCTCGACGGAGTTTTGCACGATAATACCGATGCAGATGTCATCAAGGTTTGCGTGGGCTTGTTGCAATAAACGCGGCGAAATATGCACGCTTTCACCGTTGTCAGTGCGCACACCAAACCCTGTGCCAGTGTCGGTGATGTGCGTAATCAAAAATTCATGTGTATGCGTCAAGTTCATTTTGGTTTCTCCTATTGAGATTAATTGTTCATTACTTGTTCGTAACCTGACTATAATTTATCTAAAAGATAGCTGTCAACAATTAATTTATATCTGAGTGCTATTGACACGATATATATTTATCTGTAGCTGTTGCAATTGAGCTACAGAAGGAGAATGAAAATGGAGCTTCAACAGTTATTGGTTCGCGTGCGGCCAGAGGTGATTGCGGGATTGGACTTGTATAAAGACAAGACGCGTATGACGAAGGCGGCAACAGTAGAAATGGCGTTGCGTGACTTCTTAGCGAAGCACGATATTGTAGTTGAGCAACCTTTAACTGAATAAGGACTCAACTATGAACGACCCCGTAACCATTGGCATAGACTGCGGATATCGCACTGGCGGCGTGGCAATCATCACAGACACTTGGTCTGAGGTGCATGACTTGCCGGTGTATAGCGAGGGCGGCGTAGACGTCGTGGCGCTAAACGATATTATAATGAGCTGCGATGCTGTCGATCACATATGGATTGAGCGGCAACAAGCAATGCCAAAGCAGGGCGTCAGCTCGACGTTCAAGCTGGGGTATGCGTTTGGTCAGATCACATCTACTGTTGCGCTTTCTCGATCAAGGTTTACGCTGGTGGGTCCGGTCAATTGGAAGCGTGCGCTTAATTTGCCAAAAGACAAAGACGCAGCAAGACGTCTGGCGCAACAATGGTTTCCTGATCGGGCGTCGGAATTAAAATTAAAAAAGCATGAGCATCGCGCCGAGGCGCTGCTGATTGCATTATATGGAAGGGGAAGGGCGTAATGTCAGATTTTTTAAGCGATATTGTTTTGGAAAGATTGCAGCGCAGGGCGGTGCGGCATGGATTTCCTGAAGAAATATTTAAGATGGGCGAGTTGGATGAAGACTTAGATAAGTTTTTGGATAACTTTATCGGCAGTCGTAGCGAAAACGGTGTTAGGGTAAGGCTAAAAAATTCTCTTCTAAATTATGTGGAATGGAAGAAGCCATTTGCGGCGACCCTATTTTCTATAACTGATCATCAGCTAAAAGAAGCGCCTAACGTCGGGAAGGTGACAATAGAGCTGTTTCATAAAAGAAAACGGGAAATCTTTGGTAGCCGAGTTTATAAGCAAGACACCATAATTCAGTATGAAGAAAAACTTGAGAAGTTTTTGCATCAAATTGATTGCAGCTTAGGAAAAGAGGTTTCAAACAAATTACTGCAAGTCATCTTAGACGAACGTAAGCGAGGTATGGTGGAATAATGGTTATGCGCAAAAACATGTCGAACGAGGCATATCATTTTGAACCGGCAATATCATCATCTGACGTAAAGACGGTTAGCAGCAAATCGCTGGCGCATTGGAAGGGTCAGGAGCGTAAAGAAAGCGTCGCATTTGATCTTGGCACGGCAGTCCATGCGCATTTGCTGGAGCCAGAAAAAAGCCTAGTCAGATGCGGGCCAGAGACAAGGCGCGGCAAGGAATGGAAGCAAGCAAAAGAAGACGCTGATAAAGCTGGCGCTGTGCTTTTGCCGGAAGCCGAATACAAGCAAAGCATAGATATGGCGCAGTCCGTATTGCAGCACAGCGTTGCGCATCATTTGCTGACGCATTCTGATCTAATTGCAGAAGCGTCGTTCTTCGTGACAGATCCAGATTTAGATTTGCCGCTCAAAACACGCCCAGATGGTCTATTGGTCAAGCAGGGCATAGCGATAGATATAAAGACATGCGTTGATGCATCGCCAAAAGGATTCGATAGATCGCTCAGAAATTTTGGCTACGATTTGCAGAGTTCATTTTATTTGCATTGCCTTAATTTAGAAGGATTACGCATAAAGCAGTTCATGTTTATTTGCGTTGAAAAGGAAAAGCCATACGCCGTATGCGTTCACGAAATGAGCGAAATGTATCTGCGGCACGCGCATAATCGCATGATGGAAACGCTCTACACCATCAAGCATGCGACAGATAACGAGGAATATGACACCGGCTGGGATGAAATAAACACCATTCACTTGCCGGACTGGATGAACGCGTCAGGCGCGTTCTAACAAATGTTACAACAGATCCCAGCGTGGGGGTGCCACGCAAACAACCAAGGAGTTGCACATGCAACATATTATCAGTAACGCCGTTGCGCGTTATCCTCGACTAAACGGCACATATAAATTCGACAGCGGCGAAATGCGATCCGTGAAGTGCGATGCATTAGACGATGGGGCCGCCTATGATATGTCATTTATTATGACGCCAGATCAGGCAAAGCAGCTACATTCGCTCTGCATGGAAGCGTATAATAACGCCGCGTCGATGGACAGCAAAAAGAAATGGCCGGAAAAGCCGTCAAACCTGCCATATAAAAAAGGCGATGATGGCGAAATAATCGGCAAGGCAAAACTAAAAGGCGCGTATGGCATGGAAAAGACTAGCCCGCCGCGTCAGGTAGATGCCCAGCGCAATAAGCTGCCGGATGACTTTATGCTGACGTCAGGCAGCAAGGTAAACGTGGCCGTAACGCTTGTGCCGTATAACACTGGGTCGATTAACGGCATCAGCTTGAGATTGCGTGCTGTTCAGGTGCTTGAGCTTGCCGAGCTTCAACATGGCGCTGATCCATTCGATGCTGTGAGCGGGGGCTACACAGCCGCAGCAAGCCCAGCGGTAGATGATCCGTTTGCATTGCCGCCAGCAAGCCCTGCGCCTGCCACGGCAGCGCCCCAATCGGCGTCGGATTCATTCGATGATGAAATACCCTTTTAGCATATAAAAAAGCCCCGCCCGAACAGTGCGAAACCTAATCGGGCGGGGCAACCAGAAGCAGAGGTATGCACGATTATGTTAAGCAATTTAAGGCAGGATAGCAAGTTCCCCACCGCGCATTGGGCAGAATGGGGCAACGAGATAGTCAAGCTCCTTAACCTAAAACAAACCAGCAAGGGCGAGCATCATGGGGCATGCCCGAATTGCGGCGGCAAAGACAGGTTTTGGATAAAGGAATTTAACGGCGAGGTCATGGTTAATTGCAGGCAGTGCAATGATTTTAAGGCCATACAGGAAGCATTGCGCAGCCAAGGATTATGGCCGGACGCAAATAAAATGCCGGATCTTGCAAGGCCGCAAAATAAAGCCATAGAATGGCCAGCGCAGGGGGAACAAATAATGCCGGAAACCGAGCAAGCGCAGGAAACTCCAGACGCGGAAACGCACCCGTATCTCGTACGCAAAAACGTACAGCGTCATAACGCTATTATTGACGGGCCTGATCTGCAAATACCAATCATAGACGTGACAGGCAGACGCCAAGGTGTGCAGTTTATCGACGAGGACGGCAAAAAGAAATTTTCGTATAAGATGCCGGTCAATGGTAATTTCTCCGTGATCGGCGGGCCAATCAGGGATTTTGCATATATTGCTGAAGGCTGGGCAACGGCGGCTTCGATCGCGCAGGCAACAGGTAAGCCAGTCGTGTTCGCGCTAAACGCGGGCAATATACATAAGGTCGTGGCGGGGCTTAGGGAAGCCAAGCCAAACGCAACGCTGATTGTGGCAGGAGATAATGACGAGGCTGGCATAAAAGCAGCGGAGCAAGCATTTGCTGAGCATGGCGTTGAATATATTTTGCCGCCAAGCGAAGGCACAGATTTCAATGATCTTTGGGTTACGCAAGGGCCGGAGGCCACGCGTAAAGCATTGACCGTGCATAACTTGCTGGACGAGGTGTTTTTCCCAGAAGATGCGCAGGCCCAGCTTTCAAGAAATTATCTGGTCAAAAAATGGCTGGGCGAAGGGCAAATGTCTGTCCTATATGGGCCAAGCAACACAGGAAAATCATTCTTTGCGCTAGATATGTCGTGGCATGTGGCGGCAAGTAAGCCGTGGAACGGATGCAAGGTGCAAGGCGGCAGCGTGTTATATTTAGCAACAGAAGGCGGCAATGCGTTTCATAATCGTATTGTTGCGCTGCGCCAGAAATATCCTGAGCATAAAGACGTCAAGCTTGCTGTCAGACCGTCGCCGGTCAATTTACTTGACCCAAACGCGGATCTTGAAAAGCTGGCCAAGCTGGTGCGTGAAGTATCGCGCAAGCATGGGCCGGTGCGTATGATCGTGGTGGATACGCTATCGCGCAGCATGGCGGGCGGCAATGAAAATGCGCCGGATGATATGACCAGATTTATCGGCAATGTGGATGCGCTGCGCCAAGTGACGCTGGCGCATATTATGATCGTGCATCATAGCGGCAAAGATAAAGCAGCGGGCGCTAGGGGGCATTCAAGTTTACGCAGCGCAACGGACGCAGAGATTGAGCTTGACCACGACGCGGAGACGGGCATTCGCTACGCGATAGCCACAAAGCAACGCGACATGGAAACAGGCGCAAGGTTTGATTTTGTGCTGGACGTTGTTGAGCTAGGGCAAGACGAAGACGGCGATGCCGTCACAACTTGCACAATATCAGAGGCCAGCGCAGAGCAAATCGAGGAAGCCAGCAAGCCAAAGATAAGCGGCAAAAATCAGCTATTGCTGAAGCGGTGTTTTACGCAGCTGCGCGGTGAACGCGTCGGGCAACCAAACCCAGCAGGTGCAGGATTTCCCGAAGCAAGCGCCTACTGGACGATTGACGAGGAAGTTTTGCGGGATCATTTCAAGGGCAAAATTACCGGCGCAAGTAATCCGTGGCAATCATATACAAGGGCGCTTGATGCGCTAATTGCAGGCGGTCATGCGGTGCAAAATGAAGGTTTGGTGTGGTTTACGGCAAAAGATGGGCGCGTGAGGGATTAGGCGGCAAAGATAAGCGGGCTAACACTTAGTAACGTTTTGCAGGTTCAATGAAATCAATAGGTTAGCTGTTAAAATGGTAGTGAATGTTAGTAAATGTTAAGTGTATGTTAATAACTTTGGCTAAATGCTCTGCTAACTACCATTCTTAACAAAACCCTATAGGGTTGTTAAGAATGGTAAGTGATGCATAGCTGCGGTTTTGCCAAGGTTGAATTTGGATGGATAAAAAGGATTTGGAAAAATGGTTGGATCGTATGTTTGCCGAGGGTAAAGCGGTGACTTATCCTTGTGGGCATTTTGTCGGGCGTGAATGGTGCAGGTCATTTAATGAAAAGCTGGCAAGCTGTTTGACGCTTGCCGAATTGGAGGGTTTCGCCAACCGGCGCAGGTTTGATCCAAACTTGCCGCGCTGGACGGCAGCAGAGCGCGCAGAAATATTGAAGCGCAAAATTAAATTGGAAAAGGGAAAACGGAAATGAACACAGATACGACACGCGGCAAGGTGCTGGCGAAAGCGGGAACGCTGGTGCATGGGTCAAGGAATCGGGATTACGGGCCACCGCAAGAAAACTTTCAGCGCATCGCGGTCATGTGGAATGCGTACATTGCAGGCAAAGAAACGCTAACCGCGTCGGACGTGTGTATGATGATGGGCTTACTTAAGATTAGCCGCGTCTCGCATCAGGTGGATGCTGACGGGTTCGTGGATTTGGCGGGATATGCTGCGCTTGGCGCGGAGTGTGCTGGGATAGATCTGGAAGATGGCGAGTGGAAGCCCGTAGAGGGGCCATAGAGGCGCGAAACGATGCGTTGGGCTAGGGTGGGTGCTGAATTTGGTTTATGCGGCTCTGTTCGGGGTTTTATGGGGCTTGTCTGTTGGACATAACTGGCGTAGGTTTTGTCTAACGTAGTTTCCTCCCTGTCTACGTTGCGTCGCGCCTTGATTTGCTCTTACCTCATATCAGCGACACACTTGACCATGTGAAGCAATTAGCTTTGCATGGTCTTTTTTTTGGGATAGCGTGGGCAAATGATAAAGCTAACGCTGATAATGCCGGTAGAAGATAGCGAAGACGCGGAAGCTGAATTGGACGCGCTTGCAGAATATATTGAAGAACGCCTGACTGATGGGTCAAGCGTTCAACAAATTGCGCAAAGCATGGTAGAGGCTTTGGCAGGCTTGGCTGACGATGATGTCAGCGCAATGCTACATTAATCAGATTTTGCCGGACGTCCACGCGGCGCAGGCGGCCATTTTACATCATGCTCGGCAAAGCGTTCAAGCTGCCAGTCGCTCGGTTCTATCTCGAAGAATATGTTTTGCAATTCATGATAAGCGCTTTGCAGCTTGGCAACGTCCGACACGTAAAGGTCATTGCATTCGTTAAGCATCCAAACGCAATTCTGAATTGCGTCGAATGATTTTTGCAGCGCGTCGCGTTGATCTTCCTGTAGCGCGTCAAGAAACTTTTTACGCGCTGCCATGCGGTTGGCTTGGTTCTGAAAGGTTTGTTTTTCGCTAGTCATTTTTTAAACTCCTGTTTTGGTTAGCTGATGTTCGTGGATATCGAACGTGGTGGGGTTGCCCGTTTTGCTTTCGCGGGCCGATACTTCGATAGACGCCGCGCCAGAAAGCGCAAGCTGGTCATCAAAGTTATCGTTCATGATCGTATAGCATTGCAGCCAATCGATCTGGTGAGAATCATTGGCAAGCTCGTTCCATTGATTGGCAATGGCTTGCGCTTGCGCCGGTGTGTACTGGTAAGAAAACATTTAAAAAGCTCCTGATAATATTGCCGCAATGATTGGCGCGGCAAATAGGGTTACGCCGCCCGCGATGTCATGCGGGCGAATTGATTTAATAATTGCGATAAGCTCGGGGCGGGTCATGCGGCTGCCTTAAAAATCAAGGTAAGCGTCACCGGCGATGGTCACGCTGGGGTTGTCGAGTGAAGCGCCGCAAGCTGTGGCAAACGCTAATAGCTCGCTGTCATCCGCACAATTGCCGTGTTCGTTTATCCACTCGCCATGCCAATAAAGATATTTTGTATCTTCCGCGCTGCAATCGTCACCAGAAAAGCCGCAATCTTCGGTAAGCGCATTGTAAACTTCTGCGTGATCGTCCAGCTTAAATAGCTTTGCGTCAGTATAACCGCCGCGGACATCCGCGCCGCCGTGGATTTGAAGCAATAAATACTTTTCCTCGCCGTACTCGCCTTCACGCGTCAATTCTGCGCCTTGCAAAACTTGGCTATGGTTCGCGCCCCAATTATATGTGTTGAAGCTTTCGCCGTTGGGTTTAAATCCAACCATTTCCAACCATTCATGGCCGTCTATTGAAACGCCGTAATACTCGCCGCCGTGCTTCCAATCTTCCATCATCACAGAATTGAAGTTGTGGCATAGATCATCCAGCTCCAACGCGCCGCCGGTCAATAGGTGAAATACGTTTACGCGAGGCAGGATTTCCGCGACAGTTTCGCCGCCGTATTCGCGCACATATATTTCCGCTGTCGCGCTTGGCATGGCGCGGAAGTCTTCGACAGTTTTGCCCGCGTTGCGTTGCCAAGCGCGGCCATTTCCGCCGCCGCTATCTAAGAAATGGGTTCCGGTGCTTTGTGTCAGCATAGCGGCAATAGTTTGCTCTAAGGTAAGTTTCATTATATTATTCTCCTTGTTTTGCGTTGATATCCAAGAGATATCGCAAGGATATACAGAGCGCAAGCATAAAATGCAATCAAACGCAAAAAAAAGTGACGCGCAACACAGTGAGGCGCCGCCACGCAGACGCGCGCGCGAATACGCATTTTTTACCAAATGGTCAAATTTTATAAGATGACCAACTGGTCAAGATGCACCTAAAATGCAGCCATGACACAACCATAGGTAGGCATAAAATGCTAAGGCATTGTTATCGTTACACAATAAATTTAACATAATAAACATTATGAGATAAAGGCCATGCATTCAGCGCAACACGGCCAGCTTTTACAGCTTGCAGGCGCAAAAACCCCCCCCGCCAAAGCTTTTCGCCGGTAGTGTTATTATTATACCCTCACACACACAAATCCCACATGTTCAGCTATACCCCCCCCTGCACCCCCCTTGCCTTCTTACGCCGCCCCACGTAAAATTTTGCAAAATTTGGGGAAAAGCAAATGGCGGGCAGAGCGTTAAAAAAGCGCATACTAAGCGATGTGGCCAAGCGCGGTGGCATAGATTACATAACGGACAAGGTTGCATCAGGCGTGACTTTGGCCAAGCTTGCGGAAGAATATAATTGCAGCAGGTCTTACCTAAGCGCGGCCATTAATTCTGTGTCGGACTACCGCGAGGCTTTGGAGCGCGCTAGGAAAGACAGCGCCGATGCTTTTGTTGAGGAAGGCTTGGCCATATTGGACGACCTTACGCACAAGCCTGACCTGACATCGACTGACGTTAGCTTGGCGCGTGAGCGTGTTCATCATCGCCGGTTTATGGCAGGCTCTGCGAACGCTGACAGGTACGGCACGAAGCCTTCGGCTCAGGTGACGATTAGCTTGGGCGACATGCATTTGGATGCGCTGCGTAAGAATAGGTCAAGCATTATTGACGTTACGCCGGAGCTAGACAATGAGTGAAGCACAGGCAAAACTGATGAAGGATTTTGTGACGCGGTACGCGCAAGATCCTGTGCGTTTTGTTAGGGAGATGCTTGGCGCTGAGCCGCTGCCATATCAGGCAGAGTTTTTGCAAGCCATTGCGGCTGGCGAGCGCAAGATTAGCGTAAGGTCTGGTCATGGCACGGGAAAGTCCACATCCGCGTCTTGGGCCATGCTTTGGTTTTTGTTATTGCGGTTTCCGAATAAGGTTGTTGTGACTGCGCCAACCAGCGGCCAGCTTTTTGATGCGCTTTTTGCCGAGCTTAAGCGTTGGATAAATGAGCTACCCAAGGAAATATCGCAGTTACTTACTGTGAAGTCGGATCGCGTTGAGCTTGCCGCCGCATCGTCAGAGGCGTTTATATCGGCCCGCACCAGCCGTGCAGAGACGCCGGAGGCGCTGGCTGGCGTTCACTCAGAGCATGTTTTGCTGGTTGTTGATGAAGCTAGTGGTGTGCCTGAGAAGGTGTTTGAGGCTGCTGCTGGATCAATGTCGGGCCACAACGCGACCACGATACTTTTGTCTAACCCGACCAGATCCAGCGGAACGTTTTACGAAAGCCAGACAAAGATGGCATCTAGCTGGTGGACGCGTCGGTGGTCATGCGTAGATAGCCCGCTTGTGTCGGAAGAGTTCGTTGACGAGATGCGCGCAAGATATGGCGAACAGTCTAACGCGTTTTTGATAAGGGTCATGGGGGATTTTCCTCTTGCCGACGATGATACGATTGTGCCGTATCATTTGGTGGAGAGTGCCATGAAACGTGATATTGAGCTTGCGCCGAATGCAAAGACTGTGTGGGCCATAGATCCGGCAAGATTTGGTAGCGACAGGACGGCGTTTTGCAAACGTGAGTCTAACGTTATAACGGAAGTTAAGTCGTGGCAGGGCTTGGATCTGATGCAGACCGTGGGCAGGGTGATGGCTGAGTATGAGGCGTTGCCGCCCAGCCAGCAGCCTGATGAGATACTTGTAGATAGCATTGGCGTTGGCGCTGGTGTGGTTGATAGGTTGCGTGAGCTAGGCGCGCCTGTGCGTGGTGTGAATGTTGCCGAGGCTCCCAGCATGGGCGAGACGTATAATAATTTGCGTACTGAGCTGTGGTTTAAGACAAAGGCGTGGCTAGAGGATCGTTCGTGTAAGCTGCCGGAAGATGATGACTTGCGGGCTGATTTGACTGCCATACGGTATAGCTTTACCTCGTCCGGCAAGATGCAAGCCGAGAGTAAGGATAGCATGCGCAAGCGTGGCTTGCGTTCGCCGGATTTAGCTGATGCTGTTTGTTTGACTATGGCGTCAGAAGCAGCGACGGCGTTGTCAGGCCCGATGCTGTCTTGGCGTGGCGCGATACGCAGGAATTTGCGCGGTATAGCCTAATCTCGCTCAATATGTTACGCTGCGCGTAATTTATGGAGATTATGATGCCTAAAGTTGGATCAAAGCACTACGCATATACGCCTAAAGGTATGGCGAAAGCCAAGGCCGCTGCCAAGAAGTCTGGCAAGAAGGTGTCATACGCGAAGAAGAAGAAGTGATGTGGACGGCGCTGCTTTTGCTTTGCAGCGTTGAGGGTAATTGCTTTTCGTTTGGCAGCCCCGTGATGCAAAGCGAGAGCCAGTGCATACAGTCCATACCAAGCGGTTTAGAATATGCGCGGCAGATGTTTCCTGCATATCGCGCAACAGATTACAAATGCGTCCAGTGGGGCGAAGGAGCATAGGATGCCGAAGAAGGGTTTATACGCTAATATCCACGCAAAGCGTAAGCGCATTGCTGCTGGGTCTGGCGAAAGGATGCGCAAGGTAGGCAGCAAGGGCGCGCCTACCGCAAAGGCATTTAAGAAATCAGCTAAGACAGCAAAGAAGAAGTAGCATGGCAGATAGATTTTTAGATTTTATTGATATGATTGACGGCGGTGGCGCTGGCACAATGGGCGATAAGTTTGAGGGCGGCGGTATATTCTCTATGCTGGCCAATGCTCTTGCAACTCCATATGGGTCAGAGGATGATGAGCGTAAGCGCCGCGTGCTTCAGATGCGTGGTTTGCTTGCGCCGGATGAAAGCATCGCGCCAAGCGCTGCCCCACGTCCTACAGTGACACGCGGTGGTGGCGCTGGTCAGGCACAATCCGTTGCGGCTCCTGCGCCGAGTTATGCGAACATGCCGATGGGCGAGATGGGCCGTGGTGGTATGCCCGCCGCACCAAGCATGACGTTTGGTAATATTCCTGTTGGCGGTGGTATGCCTGCTGCGCGCGCAGCAGCGCCAAGTGTTCAGTCGGAGATGGCACTTCCAGATCAAAATAATATTTTTAACGGTGTGACGACGCAATTTGGAATGCCTATAATTCAAGATGAAACCATGCGTGATCCTTTCGGATATCGCTTGCCTTTTTCTGATGCAAATCAGGCTTCAGACATGGTTGCCCCGACTATGGTGACTCCGCGAACGGAGCGCGGTATAAGCTCTCCAGAAGGCACCGAAGCTTTACGGGCTAGGGCGGCTCTTAGATCACGTTTTCCGTTTGCTACTGAGCAAGAAATTGACCAAGCAATGAAAATGTCAGGTATGTAATGCCTCGCACCAAGTCAGAGAAAATAGCAGCAGCCAAGAAGCGCCACGGGTTTACAGCGGTGAATAAGCCTAGACGTGGCGGGCCAAAGAAGTTTGAGGTGCTTGCTGTTGAGGGTGACACGGTGAAGAAAATTAACTTTGGCGACCCAAATATGTCTATCAAGAAGGATCAGCCCAAGCGCAAGGCATCATACTGCGCAAGGTCGGGCGGGATTAAGGGCAAGTCAAGCAAACTAAGCGCCAACTATTGGTCGCGCAAAGCATGGGATTGTTAGATGGCAATTACAACATACGCAGAGCTGCAATCCAGCATCGCTGACTTTCTGAACCGCGATGACTTAACCAGCACAATCCCCACGTTTATTTCGCTGGCCGAGGCAAACTTTAATCGCACCGTGCGTCATTGGCGTATGGAAAAGCGCAGCACGGCGATTGTAAGCGCGCAATACACCGGCCTGCCCTCTGATTTTTTAGAGCCGCTACGGTTTAGCATTACGAGCGGCACGACCAGACGCCTTGAGTTGCTTAGCCAAGCGCAAATGCTTGATCGCCGTCAGGATAGCCACAACGTTACGGGAGATCCTAGATATTACGCAATGACGGACGGCTCAATTGAATTGTTGCCGACCCCCGCTGCTGATCGCACGCTGGAGATGGTGTATTATGGCAGCCCGCCATCATTAAGCGGCAGCAATACAAGCAACTGGCTTTTAACTTACTACCCCGATGCGTATCTATACGGCGCATTGGTTCACAGCGCACCATATCTTGCCGATGATAATCGAATACAAGTTTGGGCGGCATTGCTGCAGAGTGCCATAGATGGTATAAACGCAGATAGCGAAAAGGCCACATATGGTGGAGTTGGCCATAAAATGAAGATTAGGAGTTACTAAATGGCAACGTTAAACGATAGGGTACTAGATAACGGTTTGACCGTTTTGGACACCGAAGCAAATAGAGTTGATATTTGCTCTGCCGAGCCAACTACATACGCCGCTGCGACAAGCACGCTAACGCTTGGCAATGAAACCAGCATAAGCATATCAGCCCCCGCCGATGCTTCGCCAAACGGACGTAAGGTTACGCTGTCGGCTATCACTGGTGCATCTGTGACTGCTACCGGCACGGCAACGCACTATGCGATTACTGATACTGGCAACAGCCGTTTGCTTGCTACCGGCGCATT